AGAATTATATTCATTTTTTACTTGCTTTTTTAACTTCTTATCATCATCTTTAAACTCCTTATGATATTCCCAAATTCTCATTGAGGAGCTACGAAGTTCCTTCCAAATTTTATCCTTTTCTTCGCTTAACTTGGTGTCAAGATCTTTTACTTCGGTTCCAAACTGAACGCTATTTTCAAAATGCTTTACTTCGTTTTCTTCAACTAATTTTTCAATGCCAAGTTGAATATTTTCTTTTAAAGTGCCAATACTATCGTTAACTTTAACAAAGTCCTCATCAATGACTTTGAAATTTTTACCAATCCAGGAAAAGTCAGGAACTTCATCTACTTCACTAATCCACTTAGGAAATGTTGGGATTTCTAAACGAACTTGATCAATTGCTGAACAGATTTCTTCAATTTCTTTATCATAATACTTTACTTCTGGAAGATTGGTTACTTCTGTCTGGAGAGTATCAATTCTATCTTCAATTACATCGACTTGTTCATCATAATACTTGACCTCTGGAAGATCTTTGATTTGCTCCCTAACAAGATCAATTTGTTCGCATATTGTTTCAACTTCTTTTTCGTAGTATCTTACTTCTGGAACTTCAGGAATCTCATCTCTAACTCTAGAGATTTGCTCTGCAAGATCTTCAAGTTCTTTATCATAATATTTAATTTCTGGAATGTCAGGAATATCTGCCCTAACATCATTAACCATCTTAACCAGTTCTGGCCAAGGTGGAACAATATCTTTTATTTCTGTAAACGAATTTCCATCTGCATCCTCAATCGTTTGAGTTGCTTCAGTTAATATTTCTTCTTTCTTTTCGACATAATCTTCTACAGAAGGAAGTTCCTCTGCTTTCTCCTCTGTAATAAAATCTTTGATAGAAGGGAGGTTATCATCTCTATTAAAATCTTCTATTGACGGCAACTCATCCTTAGACATTTTATTAGCAACAGGGGTACTTTGGAATTTTTCTTCCTGTCTTATTTATTAAAATTCTCAGGTTGTGATACCGGCAGTGACAAATGCCATTCCTTCTACAAGACGAGAAACTGTACCTATACCAGACACAATTTTTATATCGTAATAATATCTACCAGAGTTAAGGGCAACAGTTACTCCTGAGGTCATTGCAATAGAAACTTCTCCAGAGGTGCTTGTAATGCCAATGGTAAAATCACTAGAAGATGATGAACTCGGATGCTTTTTAATTTTAGCAGATCCAGAATAACCAGTTAAATTCCTTACAGATCCATCAGTCTCTTTTGCGGTAAAAACCTGACTGAAATCTGCACCTTGAGGTATTGTTATATTTACTGCAGGAGTTGCTGCCATTTTACTTTTTTATCTATTTATCGTTTGTTTTTTGTTGCTTAAGCATTTTTGCTAAATCTGCAGTTGAACCAACAAACAATGCATTGGTAACATTTTGAGGACCTTTAGATTTAGATTCTTCCTCTACATCCTTTAACTTTTTCTGCAAATCCATTAATTTATCTGTTGCATCAGAGACATTCTTAATAAGTTGACCAGCAACTTCATATGCTCTTGGCATCTCACTTTCTTGCGCTAACTCAAGAATACCATTGATTGCTTCTTGACCCTTTTCGATAATTGAATATAAATTTCCTCTTGTGTATTCATAATCCTTTCTAACATCATCTAAAACTGGTTTCTCATATTTTTCTTGTTTAGGAATAATTTCAGTTTTTTCTGTTGCTGTTGAAACTACATCTCCCGCAACATTGAAAGTGTCATTTAGATCGTCAAATTTATTTGCCATAGAAATCAAATCTCATCAAAACCGAAGTTGTCGCCAAATTGGATAAGGTCTGCATCTGCTGCAGTGATTAACTTAATATCTGCTCCCAATACGTGGTTAGTAGAAGTTGTAGAGTCATATCCTCTTTCAACAGTAATCTTAGTTCCAGACTTAGATGCAACACGGAAGTTCTCATTATCAATAACAAGAACTCCACCAACTGCAATAGAGTTTGCATCACTAACTTGAATGACAGTTGCGATGTCTGTAATATCAGCAGAAAGTGTTGCTACAACGTTGTTTGAATAACTTTCCGTTGCTCTTGGTTGAACACTGTATGTAACATCTCTGGTTGGTGTATCTGTTTTGTCTCCAGTGATATATCCAACAGAAACCTTCCTGATGATATCCTTGGAAGGATCGGAGATTGGACCAAATAGATAAGACTTTGCAGTAAATCTTAAAGTATAGATAAGAGACCTTCTTGTCTGATAGTTTCCTTCATAGTCGTCAGACATTGTAATACCTTCAAATATCACAGGAATATCTCTTTTCTCTCCGATTTGATCTACAAGATCAACAGTCAAATTATATGAAGGTTGAAAATATGGTAAAATCTGCTCTATAATTTGAAGCATATCATCATTTAATTTTGAATATATGCTTAACTCAAATGCCATGTTATATGGAACGGGCATAAAGGTCTTTCGTACCTTTTTCTTATCACTGCCAAGTGCAGAAATAAATGTTTGAGTAGAGGATACTTTTCTGGAAGAATCATAATTCAAACCAATCATCTCAAAAGACATTCTTGGGAGAGAAAGTTGAGTTGATTTATTCAGGTCTGATACCTGCTCCAGTCTGGCAAGAAACTTTTGAGTAGGACCGTATGCAAGTGGAACCTTAAGTTCACTTACAGTATTATCAGAAGAATCCGTATGACGGATATTGATATCATTAAAGAGTGATCCAAATCCAATGACGGTTCTTCTTAATATTTCGTGGTAAAAATACTCAAACATCTTTCAACCAATACGATATACTATTTATGGATTACCAAAAGGATTGCGTTCGCTGAAGTCAAGAATACTAGATGCTTCACTCTCAAAGAGATCATTTTGAGCGTATGGATCTACAAGATTATCTGTATTAACAACTCTAATCTTATAAATTGCTCCAGATTCTGCACCTTGAATAATATCACTTGATAAGAAGTCTCCAGTGAGATTTGCAACTTCTAAAGTATTTGTTGTTGCATCCCACTCTCTTACACGAGCGGTATTTCCACTTACACTTCCAGTGATAACTTCGTTATAAGTAAATGTACCAATTCCAACAGTTGTACCAAAACCAACTGGTGCAGAAATTTGAACAGTTGGAGTAACACTGTATCCAAGACCAGCATTTGTAATGTAGACTGCTGTTACAATACCCGCACCACTTATGTATGCGTGGGCCCTTGCTGTAGCAGTCGCAACTCCAGAAAGGAATACTTCGTTTGTAAAGGAAACACCTGGTGCAGTGCTATATCCAGAACCACCGCTTGTGACAGTGACAATACCAATGACACCATCTCCGATTGTAGCGGTTGCTGCTACACCTGCTCCGCCGCCCCCAAAGAACGCTACAGAAGGTGCTACAGTGTACCCATAACCAGCATTTACTACTTCTACACCCTGAACCTTAGAATCTGATTTATCTCCAGTACAGTCAACTAATCCGCCAATCATAGTTGCAACACCAACAGCAGTGAGTCCACCCGCTGGCGCAGAAGAAATAGCAACTCTTGGTGCTGAAGAGTATCCGTCACCTCTATTTGAAAGTGTGAAGAGTCTTACACCACCATTAACAATATAAGTATTTGCTGTTGCTGTTGCCGCGCTAGAAACGAGAGTCAGAGTTTGAATATAACCTTCATCCTTAACATTATCATCAATCTGATCAATTCCAGTATCAAGAACTTCATCTTCATATCTAAAGAGTTCGCAAGTCAGTTCATAAACATAGTTTTTTTGAAGTTGGTAGAATGGTTTTTCATGTTCTACAAACTTAATTTCAAAAAGTCTATCTCCTAATGGAAAATATATTAAATCACCTTCTTTTGGTCTAGTAGCAAGTTCAATATCTGCTAAGTTTTTTGTAAGAGGAGTGATATACTCTTCAAACCTTTCTTTTGAGATCGTAAGAGTTAAATCATCTAAAGGTTGAACACCAAACTTTGACAAAATAGTTCCTTGCCCATCATATCCCTCATAAGTGTTTAAGTATGCCTCAAGAGGGTGTGCATCATCAAATTTAGATTCTATAACTTCTCTTATAATAGTATTTGTTGTAGCATATTTTCTTGGAATATAATAAACTTCTACTCCATACATACGGAGTTGTTCATTAATTAAGTCTTGTATTAAAGACTGTTCTGTTTTTGAACCTTGCTGGAAAAATGGGTTAAGCATATCATCCAATCATATCTAAAGGTGGAAGTTCATATGTATTAGACATTTTCTCTAACAACTGGTCAAGTTCTCTCTGAGCATCATCATATATCTGTCTTCCATTAAGTTCTATACCACCAGGTAATTTTACTCCTTGGAATTTAATTAAATTTTGACCCCATTGTCTTTTAATTAATGCTGTCAAATATTTTTTTAAGAATGAGTCATTATAAACTCTTGTAAAATCATTGGGATCTAAAAGTCTCCAACAATCTAAAATAATATATTCATCTACTGAAATACTATCCCAATCTATATCCAGATATAATCTATCTTGTCTTTGATTAAATCTAATTTGACTTTCTGGATTCAATAAAAAATCAATATCAGCAAGAGTTGTCTTTGTCATCGCATATGTCAACATCTCCATCGAACTGAAGAAGTATATATCATTCAAAAACAATTGATATTTTAGACTAAACATTCCACCTGATATTGTGCTACTGTCAAATCTAAAAATTTTATTAACACCAATTACTGAAGGAGGAACTTGGATATAGTTACTATTTTCAGTATAACTAAATGTTGTTGCTGTTCCAACAATAGTTGCATCTGCTGTTGTTGTTACAATACCTACTGAATTTGTCCCCTTCCCTCTGTCAATATCTTCTTGAGTTATCTTATATTTTAAATATGTCTGTACTACTCCATCAAAATGCCTTTCATGAAAATATTGTAGCGCATCATCTACAAGATCGTCTACTTGCTCATCGGCAACATTAATTTCGAGGACTGGAGCTCCCAATTGCCTTTTACAATAATCTATTAATTCTTGTCTAGATGTTGGTTGCGCCATTTGTACGACTTATCCTGTAATATTTAGGGGAACGACTTCGATTACAAATCATTTGGATAGATTTTTAAGAAGATCTTTGATTTCGTCAAGGTTTGATTTAATCTCAGAAACTTCATTTTCGATGTTTTCTATTCTGTGATCTTCTTTTTGTTTTTCTTGTCTTTGGGCAATATACTTTTCATAATCATTCATGTTTACATTTAAAATTGCGTTTGTATCGGGGTCACGTACAAGACTTACATGACCCTCTACTTTTGTATAGTCCATAATTATGCAAGGGCGATGGTTCTAAAGTCCCTAATTCTTGGTGGATATGCTTGGTTAGTTGAAGTACCAACAAGTTTTACACTGAAGTATTTAAAGGATGGCAGATTATCAATTGTAAATTCAAGGTCAGTATATCTTACTTGACTTTCAATCAGTGCGAGTGTATCCGACTTAGTAAAGAACTTATCTGGAGAACCATCGTTTTGTGAACTATCAATGACCTGACCACTCTGGAGGAGGTTTGAATAACCTGGGAATGGTTGATAGATTAATTGGTCAGTTTCTTCATTTGCAATTGCATAGAATGCTCTGACATCACTAAATCTATTGATATTCGCAGCCATGAAGATCTTAATTGCAGTTGCAGGTGCTTCCAGGGAAATTGGAGTGGATGCATAAACAAATGAGTTCGGATCATTAAGGAGGTTTGAAGTTCTATTATCAGTTACATAATTTGTGATTGGTCTGTTGACTCTATTTGAGGTAAGAATCATTGCGACACGATTCAAGTCAATAACAGGAGAAAGGGCGGCGTTCGCAGACGTTAATGTTAATGCAAGAGTCAATGATTTATTTCCTTGCAGAGTAGGAAGCAAGTTAGTTTCATTGATTCTAGATGCAATAAGTCTTGAAGAATCCAGATAGTTCTCTCCATTCAGTGTAATTGGTTCAAATCCCTTATCAATGTAAGAAATTTCAGTTCCATCAATACTAGTGCCACTAATCGTTCTAACCTGTGCTTCAATATTGGTTCCTTGAGGAGTAATATTTTCAACAATTGGTGTAATGATTTCATACTGAATGTTTTCAGTAGTCTTAATCTTATTTCCACCTGCGGACTTGGTGCTATTGAGATAAAGTTTTGGGAAACTTGTTCCAACACTTCTGTCTACACCATCTTCTGACATATCAAGTTTAATATTATAGAAGTCTAATCCAATAGAATCTGTTAGTGTAGAGTCTGCCAAGTTATGAATCTTATTGATTCTACGAAGAGAAGCAGATCCCAATTCATACTTCTGAATGAAGTCTCCAGTGTCATATCCAAACGCAAGAGTGTTATCAACAGAACGAGTAATTCCAGTCAGATTATTGCCAGATACTCCGCTATAAGAAATAATCTCTTCACCAATCTTGGCATATCCAAGATTTGTAGTTCCAACTCCCACGTTCTCAAATGTTCCAAAGTTGCTTGCATCTGCAACAGTAATGTCAGCAGTAGAAGATGTTGGATAGTTTGCAGTCAATTTGGTTGACGGAACGTCTCCAGCAACATCAGCAATCTGAACTCTATTGATAGTAGAATGCATACCATGGTTCTTTTGATTAACCTTGATGTGTAAACCATCGGTTACATTAATTGGTGCTGCGGGTATGGTAACATTTGCACCACTACTTGAGTTGATATCTGTAGTTATACCAGAGTTATTGGTGTACCTCATTGTTCCAACAGATCCAACCAGGAAGTCTCCTTGAACATTATCAATAATCAGTTCATTGATCCCTGTAATATCACCAACCGAGAGTCTAATGTTTCGTCCAAGAGAATTTAAACCAACATTAGTTACCGTCAATACATCACCTACAGAATATCCAGTTCCACCATTGGAGATGGTTGCTGCAAGAGCAACTCCATTTTCAATAGCAAGGTTTACGGTTGCATCTCTTCCAGTTCCAGTGACATTACTAGCAGTAACATTTGAATATACAAAATAACCAGAAGAAGGAGTATAACCAATACCAGAGTTAGTAATAGTTAATGAACCAGTTGCTGTTCCTGCAGAACCAACATAATTACCAGTTGCATTAGAACCGTGCTGACTGATAGTGTTTCCAAAAGTCAAATTGGGTTCTTGTAGAGTAGAACCGAGACCAACTCTAATTCTATTGGAAGAAATTTCTATAGCGTCCTTAATTACAAATTTTGAATTATCTGTATCAATATTTGTAATTGGATTATAGAAATTGACTGTTCCTTGAGGAGCAAATATTGCTCTATTTAAGATAAACTTAAGATCCTCATATTGACTTGGATTCCAAGTTTCTCCGTTTTGTGACTTATATAGAGAACCAAGAAGTGGTTGTGCAGTAACAACAACTTGTCTAGATTCATCTTCATTTGCAGAGGTTACATCAATTTCACCAAGTCTAGAAATCCAAACAGTATATTCATTACTATCAGAAAGCAGTACTATAGAATGATATTCACCACCAGTTAAATAAACTGGAGACTTGAATGTAATTTTGGTAGAAAGAGATGCATCATCAGAAACTACAACATCATCAGGATCGATAACAACTTCACTGAATGGATATATTTCGCTAGTTGGAATTCCAAGTTTTGTTGGACGAAGTTGTGCTGTAACTGGTAAAGTTGCATCTTTTGTTCTGAAGTAAACATCTACAGAAGTTACAAAGATGCCACTATCTTCATTAATAAAGAAGGATTGTCCAAGAGGATCTCTACCATTTGAACATCTCTGCGTAAGTGATGACGGATGGTTTTCAATTCCAGATAAAATATCATTAAGATTACCACCGTTTGCAGCAACGTGCGCTTGCCAACCGTCAATCTCTGATTGTACTGGCGTCCTACCCAAATTTTGTCGATAAGATGCTATGATAAGGTTTTCTTCAAGGTTTTCCTGTGTATTTGCTGCCCGCGTCGGGGTCACGGTGCGGGCATCGACTGAATTACTAGTAAATGTTGCACCAGGAGATGCTGTAGATTGTGTAATTTGATATTGTGTCTGCTGCCGAGCAATTTCTCCTTTATCTAAGTATGTTGCTTCTGGACCACTTGCAATATCTTTTCTAATTTGAGCAATTGCTTGGGATTGAGATAACCCCTGATTTATTAGTTCTGGATATCTTGTGTCAGTCCAATATGCTTCGCCACCCGTTTCAGGTCTTCTGCCCAATATGTCAACGTAAGCCGCCTGTACACCATTAAGAACTACTCTATCAACGTTTGTCGCCTCAATATTAATCGTGTCTGCAGTAGACGATACTACAGGAATAAAAGTTTCTGTTCCTGGTCCGCTTGGTGTCGGATCCGCAGGTTCGATCGGATTCTCAGGTCCGACCACAACACCAGGGCTCTGCGGTCCTGATGGTTGGTATGTTCCAACAACCGTTGTTCCTACTGTAGTTGTATTCTCCTCAGTAACTGAATCAGACTCTTGTTGTGTTTGAGTTTCTACTCTAACATTTCTTACTGATAAAATATTCTCTTGAGTTTTATTTAAAGTACCTCTAGACTCAAATCTTTCTTCAGCACTAGTAGTAACAAATCCAGGAATTTGTGAATTGTCTTTATCACTAGTAAGTCTAAAGACTTTTGTTCCCGATTCAAAACGGGGATTAGTTGCTACATTTGGATCTGGAACAAAAACTGTACCAAGTATAGTTCCATTAATATCCGAGAATAATCTTACATTAGCAATTTTTGCTTCTGCTTTACTTGTTTTACCAACAAGTTTCATGCCAATTTGAACATATCCAAAGAAATCATTGGTATTCTTTTCAGATAAACTGAATGTATCAATATTCAGAATAGTAGAAGTTGATGAATACGATTTAGGAATAATCTGATCTTTGTTATAAGGATTATTGACAAATACTGTCGTGGCATCATTATATGGACCATACTTGTGGTTAGATTGTGCAACTCTAAATGTAATTTGAGGAGCACTTTTATCTGGTGATACTAAAACTGGTTCATCATCTTCAGAGTCGAGTCCAGATCTGCCAATAGGCATATTTGATGAACCGGAAAGAGAATCAGCCTGATTTTGAAGTGCAGTCTGTGATGAACTGAGATTAGAATCCGTGAAAATAATTCTTCCCTCTACAGTTTCTCCTGGTTCAAAAACACCAGAAGTCATTTCAATTTCTAATAATTTTGATACGATGTATTGATTTACATCTTGACCATCAAGGAAACCATATAATCTAGTAAATGGTTTCATTCTCTTTGAGGTAAACTCAATATTTCTTGATCTTAAGTATGGTACAATTTGAGTGCTAAGTGTATTATTTCCTAGCGATATATCATTAAATATTTCTTTAGTAAGTTTTCTTGTTCCGTTTCTAGTTTTCGTTCCAGTTTTTGTTACTGTTTGGAAATCTGTTCTAATAAATTGATTTCCCTGCCAAGCACTATCACTATGTTTCTTGGTATCTTCACCAGTCCAAGTAGTCTTCCAAGAACCCCAAACAACAGGACCATATCCAGATTTTGGATCGTATCCCCCTGCTTCCAATTGTGACATCGTTTCAACATAATTGCCTGCAACCTCAATAGTCTTTGCAGCAAGTTTAGTGGTATCACACCAAGTATCCGAAGCTGGATTGAGTTCAATAGTTCCTGCATAATAATTAACCAAGAATGGAGTTACATTTTCGGTCCTAGATGCAAAATTCTGAGTAATATATGAAACTTCTCCATAATCTAATGTAAGAACTCTACCTGTCTTTGTGATGTTTGCTGTAGACAAATCTGTAGCAAACGCTTGATCGACAGTTGGGTTAGAAGCTGTTCCAATTCCAATAAGTGTATTGGAACCAAGAACTAAATCAATTTCATCAGTATAGTGAGACGGTCTCAATACTGAATTTTTAATATCAATACTATTCTTGACAATTGTTTTCTTAATTTGAGTTCTTGTTGTTGAGAAATCATCAACATAGAATCCAGACTTAAATCTATTAAGTCCATTTACATCTCTGATAAAGAGGTTTGAAGTGTCTGATTCTATCATCGAAAGTGATGTGTAGAATTCAAGATTTTTAATTCTTGTATCAAGTTTCTTAATATCAGACATCGTATATCTTGGATGTCTATTCAAAGAAACGTCAACTGCTTCTACCTTACAAAGATATGCAGGAAGAGTTAATGTTGCAACTTCTAAAGAGTTTTCAATATTATTTGGTGGAAGTGGAGTTTCAGCAGCAATTCCCTTAATTAATTGATAAGTCCCATCCTTGCTTAAGTAAATTTTATCAATTCTAGGTAAGTAGAATGAATAGTCTAGAAGAATAGATTCATCTGAAGCTAGAATATTAGCAGCAGAGTTTCCATCAGCAGTAAACTCTCTAGCATTAAATTCAAATGGGGATAAAGTTGTTGAGGTAAATTCAGAAACTCTAGGTCTAATGTCAATTATGTCAGAAACACTAACTCCATTTATCTTGGGAAGACGACAGTATCCAAAAGCATCATAACTATTAACTGTAGTAATATCTCCAGTATCAGATGACGAGAAATCTGCATACTCATAGACAATTTTCAGTCTCTTTTCTGGTTCCTTAACGTTTGACTTTCTAATAATTCTAGAATAATCATAAATTGTATCTCTTTGCCCATTATCAAAGGTAAAATTAGCACTGATATTATTATCTCCGTTATCAATTACTGATATAAGTGCAGTGATTCCAGATTCTTTAAAGGTGATTGTCTCGCCTACAACCAAATTATTACCATTTTGGGCAACAAAATTAATATTTAAGTCATCAACAGAGTTCAGGTAAATTCCAACAAAATTACTATCACTACTTGTAAACTCTTCTCCATCTAAAAGATCGCCAGTCTTATTAGTGGGTCCAGAAAGTGAAGTAAGAGTCAATTTTGGAAGATCTGCATCAGATGTTGTTGAAGATTCAAAAACTCCATGAACTTTAAATACATCTGGAAGAAGTAAGCAAACTTCTTGGTCTTGAACTCTAGTACCATAACCAGTACCATATGTAAGACCATCATTTGAAGTGGTTGCTCCAATACCCGATTGCTGATATTTTGATTTTGAAATAGTAATTGTCTTTACTTTATTTCTATTCTTAATTTTAGACTTTACATTTGTCTTTCTTAGAGTAGCAATCAACTTAGCAGGACTATTGGTTCCTAGTCCATTAATTGTTATAGTTGCTCCACCAGAACCAAATGTAAACTTATCTGCACTTAATGCTTCAGTGACGCCATCGGTTCTAATAAGAACATATCTTTCCTCATCAAAAGGTAAGAAAGTTTCGAGGGCAGAACCAGAAGAAACAGAACCAGTAGAGTTAGCAGTAATATTAACGTCAAACTGCTTTCTAATAGTTAAATTAGAATCAGTTAGATCAACAGAAGCAATTTTTTGCTTTGGAAGAATTGTATAAAGAGTTTTATCTAAACCTTCTTGGAAACTAGAAGAAAGAATTGTAAAATCACTTGGGTTGATATTAGAACTTGGAAGACTTCCATCACAAACATCAGTTACACTTGTAATTCCTGATAAAGTAAGCGTATGTTGAGAAACAGACTCAATCTTAGAGAAAGTCGGAACAGTAAGTCCCGGAACAGAATAAGATACTAAATCTCCAACAGTAGTAATTCCGACAAAGAATTTGGATAAATCTGTGTTGGTTACTGTACTAATACCACCACTATTTCCAGTAATATTAACTTGACCAAGATCTGTTAAAGGAGTTTGAATAACATCAGCATTAAATGTAGATGCACTACCAACGATCCCAAAGATTGACTGAACGTCTTTTGTAGTATATGCAGTTACTGCGGTTGATACTCTAGTATTTTCTACACTATCAAATTCAAATTCTTCTCCTTGAGCAAATCTACCATGCGTGTTATATGCAGTGATAATACCTGCATTTGTTATGCCGTATCTAAGGAATCCAGTAGCACCGCTTGCTTTTCCTCTAATATACGTTGGAGTTGACAACGTAATATTTTGATTTAATGTAATTGTAGTATATGGTTGAATATCAAACAGAGAAGCATCCCATACGTTTGCATCTGCATTAGTTGTACTATAAGAACCAGACTCTAATGCAAAGTCATAAACTCTTGCTACCCCAATTTCTTTACCTGCAGCAGCAGTTTTAGTAGCACCAATTCTATTATCTCTTAAACTTACAGTATAAGATGTAGACAATCCAATAATTGGAGAACCACTTACTCTGTTAAGACCATATGTTGATCCAGTTGTATAATTAATGCTTTGATTTGATAAAAGTTTTGTAGTTCTTGGTTTTTCAAAGTCCAAATATGTTGGACTGACAGTTTCTACCTCATATCCTCTTACATATGCTTTAGTTGGACTAATTGCATATGTGCCCAGACTTTCCGATGGTACATTTCCATTATAAGTTGATTGAGTGTCAAGAAAAACTCCTCTATTTCCTTTTAAGTTGTTTAAAGTTTCCTTAACTTCAAGAGTTGGTTCTTTTACATAATAATCGCCAGACTCATCGTAAGTTCTCCTTGCAAATTCCTTTCCAATCTCATTATACTCTGTATCTTTTCTAATGGCAGTAATTTCTCCACCATTAACCACCATCAATTCAATAAAATTTTCATACTTTTTCTGATCAAGTAGTTTTTTCGTTAAATATGCTCTAATTTTTAATCTGTCTGCACCTGCAGCAGTATAATTTGAAAATCCTTGAGCATTATCATTGAGATCTGAATCAATATCAGAATTAACTAACTCCTCAACAACCTCTAAACCAATTCTATATGTTGGAAAATTGTTATATGGTTCTAAAATAATCGTTTGTTTGGGAGTCTCTACAAAATATCCTCTAATAAAATAGATTCCCTCATCTAAAACTGCTGCAGATCCAATTGAAGTAGCATTTTGTGCGATTGCAGTAGCAACTGCTTCTCCATCTTGAAAAGTTACAAAATTATTTGAAAAACCAGTATCAACAAGTAATGATTCTCCATCAAGAAATACATCAGTACTCCCATCTACCGAAGAACTAATATAGTTAATGTATAAAGTATATGGTTGACCAGGAAAAGCACTTACATTCAGATGTGCTTTTACTTTCGCTCTAACCCCAGAAACAGAACCTGTTAATACTTTGTCATTTAAATCATTAACATAATTAGTGACACTAATTCCTGAGAAGTTTGTATTAATAATAACACAATTAAGATTATTATTGTAACGAACACCTCCACCTGTTACAGAATCTCCTTCTTTGAAGATATGAGTACCAAACTTTTCAATCTGATCTTGTAAAGTTGATTGAAGAGTTGTTAATTCTCTAGCCTGAACAGGATATCCTGGTTTAAATAAAACCTTAAAATAGTTATTTTGAGGATCAAAATCATCAAAATATGGTGCAGTATTGAGATTAGTTTCCTGGGGCATGATTCCTTAGAATTGCAAAATGACTTTAATATCTTCTTTTTGATTAGTTGACCTTGTGATAGAAGGTCTGTTATCTACATAAATTATATTTCCAGAATATTTTTTAACTTCTGGATTGGCAACACCATTGGTAAAAGAGTTTCCAAGGTAATATGTCCTATTATTTATTGAGGTAGAAACACCCGTAAAATTAGTATCAATACCTAAAGTGGCGCTACCGCCGATAATATTTACAGTGCCACTATTCCCATAATCAGGGTCTGAAGTAAATCTGTTCAGGTTGAATCCATATTTCGGATTTGTTTTTAATGAACCATCACTATTAAATCCAACAATGCTCTTATCTTGCCAGTACTTCAGCACTCCAGTGTTCTGATCATAGGAAATTACTCTACCAGCAGCAGTGGAACCCAGACCAACAGTTTGAATAATCTCTGCATCTGGAGTAAATGTCGTAGTGCTATATCCAGTGCCAACTAATTTCAATGCATAAGATGCACTTGCCTTATCAGCAGTCAGTGTAGTAGAAGAGTTGAATGCTTCTGGATTTTCAATAAGTCCAACTCTAGCAATTTGATTGCCAGTGATGAAGTCTGGATTCTCAGTATCATTTTCAATTCTAGAATAAACCAGAACGTTATATGCTCCAAGTTCTCTGTAAACATCTGCACCATGTCCTCCTTGTGGAGGAATAATTACATTGAAAACAGGAACTGTTGTTCCAGTAGGAACATTTCCTGCCACTAAATCAACAGTTCCATAAGTATAATTTGATCCACCCTTGGAAACTGTTACAGACTCTAATTTGGAGTCATTATTGATAACGATAGTTGCTTCTGCACCAGAACCGTCTCCTTTAATAGGAACTCCAGTATAAGTTCTGTTTGCAGTGCCGATGCCTGCACCCCTATTAGTAATTGTGACAACCTTTAATTGTCCACTTGTATTTGCATTATTTCTAACTGGCGCATCAGTTGTATTTGAATCCCAATCTCTTGGCACTGGCATAAAGTTTGTAGAATCAAACTTTACAATATCGCTTGGTTTAATTGTATAAAGATATTTCCAAATATATCCATCACCACTGTCTCCAGCAGTTCTCGGTTCCAGGTCAGTAAATGTTGGTTGATCTAAAGATGGTTTGCCAGTTGTATTTTCTGGATCTGTTCCGTTATCAAGACAAATATAAACCTGAAAATCCTCATTTACAACATAATAATTTGCGGAATATAAACTTGTTGAACCTGAAGGTTTTGATGTATTGGTTCTACTTATATCATGACGATACATATCATAAGTAGTTCCCGATTTCCAGGTAATTTTTTTAATTACTTGGCGGACATCACTCCCTCCAATTTTCTTCACAGCAATCATTGTATCCCAATAATCATTTTCCTGCTCAAAGGAATCCTTAGGAGCAGGAGGATCATTATCCCAAGTTGAAGAATAATTAGTAGCGTTCGGCAAACCCACAAATGAATAGTATGCATTTGTAGATGAAGTCGCTGCTGCTACAAAATTCTTTGCATTTAAAATCCTTAATTGGTCAGTTATAATTGCAGACATTTTTGCGAGTTTTTATTTATTTATTAGTTATAGTTTAAATACTTGAGCGGGTCAAATCTCTCAACGATTGGAGATGTAGAAACTCCAACTAACCCATTATTATATGATGTAAATACATTTGCATCAGTTCTAGTTGGAATTGCAATTCTGCCCCAACTATACTCACCGAAGAAGTTGCTATATCCTGTTCCAACAAGACCATTAAAGTCTTCAACACTAACTGTGACTTGGGCAACATATGTAATGCCAATACCTTGAACCGCAGTTTGTGCTATAGAAACAGCAGCGACTTCATAGATGTTGTCGAGGAAAGTTGAACCAACACCAACAACACTATTATCTTGTTTCAAGGATGTTACTCCAAGACCAAGATTTGTTTTCAATGTTACAAAGTAGTATCCAGTCTGAATTCCACTTACTGTAATTGCAGTTCCAACAATATTAGAATCCCTGAATGGAGAATCGCTTGGAATAACAAGGTCAAATACGATACCAGTAGAAGCAACACCAACAGAAGTTGTAGAAACTCCCGAGATAATTCCAAAGTCGCCTGTATAGGATACAGTCTTGATTTCTTCAACGGGAGTTCTTGATTTTTCGATCAAAACTACTGGTGGATTTGTGGAAGTGTATCCAGTTCCTGGCGAAGAAACAGTTATTGCAGAAACTGTACCAACTCCAGAAATAGTTACATCTGCCGATGCTCTTTGTGTTGTTCCCAATCCGACTGGATTTGCGATAGTTATGGAAGGGGTGAAAGTATATCCAATACCACTTCCGGTAATAGAAATAGAACTGATAGTTCCTAATCCAGATACGACTGCAGTTGCGGAAGCACCAACAATAACGTCTTGAGATGTTATTCTAATATGCTTGTTGTCAGTCGTATTCTCTTTTGCATTATCGAAGAATGTTCTTACATTTTCAACAAAGATAAATGTAGATCCAACACCAACAGACTGAATGATTCTTGTATTTGGATGAATTAGTGGTTCGTAGATAATTCTATCTTTTGCGACAAACTCACCGTTTACAAATTTATCTTCAGTTTGTCTACACCACTTAACGGGTCTATTATAAGATTCGTCTGTGGTTATTCCTGGACCAGCGTATAGATTTGTATCAATTGTGTCGGCGGAATTTACATTATAAACTGCTCTGGTTTTTTGTTGGAAAGTGAAATCGTCATCATCTAATCTAACAGTGTCGCCTTTCTTAATAGTCTCTAATATATCAACATCAAGAACATCTACAGAAGAAGAACCTTGATAAAATAGAATCTTTGTTGTATCTCCTACTTTTGGTGCTTCTGTAAAGTTAATAAAACTACCACCATCAAATGTATATCCTTGTCCAGGAACCTGGAGAATATCATTTACAAATATAAGTAGTGTTGCCTCAACATCAATCAAAGAACCTGTAGAGGATCTAATGGTTTTTTGATTCAATCCAACTTTAATTGGGAATGACTTTCTTGAACCATCAAATAAGTTATCAATATTATCAATAACTAAAAGATTTCCAATAGACCAACCAGAGAAGCTGTCAGAATAAGTTGTCTCGATTGTGAGTTGGAATTCCTCATATGAAAGTGTTGGATTTGTTGGAATTCCTGTGAGTCCACCAATAGATGCTGTTAAGATTTCGCCCTGGCCATATCCATAACCACTATTTTCAATAGAGAATTCAATAATGCTAGAACCTTGACCAACTACAATATTAGCAGTTGCTTGACTTCCTAAACCAGAAGTGGAAGAAGAACTATAAACAAGAGGAATATTTGAATAAGATAATGGATCGTCAAAGATAATGAGTGGCGGATTTGTGGAAGTGTATCCAGTTCCTGGGTTAGTAATAGCAACACTTACAATATGTCCACCACTGATAGCAGCAGTACCGATAAATTCAATGTTAGGAGTTCCAGTACTGAACGTCGCAACTCCGACATTTACAACAGTTTGGATTCCTGCTCTATATCCAGAACCACTATTTCCAATACTAATAGAAGAAATAGTTCCAAGACCAGATACAGTAGCAGTGCCTCCAGCAGCAACCAGTGGTTGATATCCAAATCCTTCAGTAGAACCAACAGAAACGATAACTCCTCCAAGAGGAACATTTGCGGAATTGATGTCAGATGTTATTGAAGAAATTGTTCCAGTGAAGTTTACGCTAGTAATACCAGCATTTTCTCTAAGAGTATAATCTCCTTTCTTTTGAATTGCTTGTGGTCCTTGGAATATCTGATTGACCAAAATAATTGCATTATCTGTAGAGAATCCAGTCACATCCAAACCACTTGACTTCAAATTGAATGAAGTAGCAAAACCAGTAAATTGTGATGATACATCATCAAAAATGTAATTTTGTGCATAAGGTTCAGTGGTGGTATCGGGTATACCAGATCTCATAAATGATCTTCCACTAAATGTGGAATGAGTAGCGATACCAACATAATCCACATCATTTGGACTTCCCGTAGTTGTTCCAATTGGAGTTAATCCTTTTGGAGGAGATATGAAACTAATTTTGTTATCTACGATGTTATAGTCACCATCAACTTTTGTCACTAACTCACCACTTGAATGGGTTGAAATTCCAGTTCCCATCCATTTTCTTCTAACTCTCAATATGTTAGTGCTTCCAACACCAACTGCTTCAACTCTTACAACCTCATTACCAATTTCAAGTAGATTGCCACTAAAGATTGATGTAATACCACTCAATGTCAATATATTTTCAGTTACTTTAAACTCTTGTGACAAGGTTGCTGTAACTGCACTAGAGACAATTGGAGATTGAATTACATTATCAATAGAAAGAACGATTCTGGAGTTTTGCTGCTTAGCAGTAAGTGAGTGAGAAGTTCCAATACCAACAGAAGTAATATCTAAAGATGTTGGAACAGTTTTGAGTGCATTCTCAGCACTACCTGCAAGTTTAATTGAAATGTCATCAACCTTAATAGCATACACGGTAGTAGGAAGTTTGTCTGTTACACCAACTCCAGGAATATTTGTAGAACTAATCCCAATTGCCTGAGTTGTTCCTGCACCAGCGTGTTCATAAACTAATTCTTCTCCAGTGACAAAGAAGTGGTTTGGAACCTGAATCGTATCTTTAGCAACACTAACGACAGTGGATGCGCTACCAACAAAGTATCTTTCAAAAATTGGAAGTTGCTTATGAGTTAATTGGAACTCTCTCCTAACATCACTATCTGCTCCAGTGTAATCTCCATTTCCAGTTAAGATTGATGAATTAGTAAGGTTAATTCTGGTATTAGTATTGTTAGTATCTATTAAACGAAGTGCGTTTTGAAAAACACGAACTTCAACATCTGCAGATGCAATTGGAGTAAATGTAAGTTCAGTATTGCTACCAGATAGTTGAGCATCAAAAGAACCAATACTAGATCCGGTTTCCAAATTACCAAACTCAGAAATATATGCATCTCTAGAATCGCTGACAAGAGTAATTTCAGAGATTTGATATTGAGAATTTGTCTTATCTTCAATAGTTGCGATATAGTATGCACAATCAAAGTCACCTGATGGATATTGGGCAACTGATGTTGCTACTGGAGAAGATGTAGACGCAATAGATGTTATTCTGGAGTCTAATCGTGCAGTATCCATAGTATAAGTTCCGACACCAACTGAAGCAGTATCTGCAATAGAAACCCTTATGGTATTGATATGGTGAGTAACACCAAGTGCAACGTTCGGAGTAAAATCAATATTAACATTAGAACCAGATAAGTACGCACTATAAGTACCAATTCCTGCAGAAAGTGTTCCAGTATCTGATACTAATTGTCCATATTCAATAAGGTTTACTTCACTTCCATCGTGAATTACTGTCAGTTCGTCAAACTCAAAGTAAGAACTATCATCTGCTGCATATTGGACCAACAATTTAGATGCTCTATATGTTGAAGCAATTCCAACAATTGTAGTTGCAGCACTGATTCCTGTAGTAACAGATGTTGTGCTACTAGCAACTTTAACAACATCTCCAAAATCAGTGCTACCAATACCCGCAAAAGTATCTTCAAGAGTATATGCAAGTGTACTTACATTATAATCATTTAATGAATACTTAGTTGGATAAAATAATAATTGACCTTCAGTTCCAATAATATTAAATTCAAAAGAACCAAGGTTATCAAAGGTAGGAATATCTCCATATTCATTTGCATATGCAATTCCATTATCATCATGAATCAGAGTAACAATACTAAGTTGTTTTTCATCTGAAAATCTTACATCATCAATAAGTACAAAATACTTTTTAGATCTTGCAAGAGAAATGTCAAACAAATTGACGGTACTAAATCTTTCTGCTCTTGGAAGATCATTAAACTGTGGACTTAAATCATCAATAGTAAGAACTCTGTTCCCAACAGATTCAATGTAATCTTGAAGTGTGCGACTGTTGAATACAATTTCATTTGATGCAATAGTAGAATCAACATTTAAAGTCAATTCTGTTGCTAAGTCAAAATCGTTTACGCAGTTTAAATCAACTTCTGATATGAAATCTGCAATTCCAATGAAAGTCCCTTCATTTTGATTGGTGCTAATGCCAACATCATCAGGATCTTTAGATTCTACAATCAAGTCAGAGAACTTCTTAAATCCTGCAGTATGATTAAGAGAACTTACTGCATTATCCCACTTCGCATATTCAACTTTAGATTTCAATGCATATGAGAAGTACTGATAATAATCGTTATCATGCAATCGTTGAATGTTGTTATTGAGGAATCCAACTTCATTCAACCACCCTTTCTTGACCACAGAAGAATCGTCAACGTTATATAAGGAATTATACAGATTGACTGTCGCAATATTTGCTACAGATTTTGAAGAAGAACCAACAACATTCTCTCCAATCTTGAAGGCATTAATTGCAGACACCTTAAGGTGTCCAAGTCTTGGATTCCAAGAATTAACAATACCAGAAGAAGATGGAGAAGTTATAGGTTCTCCTTTAAAGAACTCATTTGCACCTAAAGTAATGTCAAATATTGGGAAGTGTTTTGATGGAATTACCCTACCAACAGAATTTAATACATCATATGTGCCTGGAATTTCTCCACTAGCAAGGTACTCTGAAAGATTATATGTAATTGATCCATCTGCGCCACCAATGTTTGGATCCATTTGAGTAACATTGAATCGACTGTAGTTATATCGAGATGAATTATATCCTTTTACAGTATTTCCAACTCCAACACTAACGTTTTCAATTAAAACAGTTTCGCCAACAGCGAAGGGGAAGTCTGATAAACTACTATAACTAGAACCCAAAGAAACAGTAACATCTTTAGTTGCCGTATCAAATGTAATATTTTTAATTGAAACTCCGTTTGTATTATTAATTGGAATAATAGTTGGAGTAGTATCACTTAAAGAGAATGTGTTTCTAGAAATTGTAACAGTATCGTCTCCAAGTTCATAATTCAAATCAACATCAGAAACAACTTGATTTGTTGTACCATCAAGAACAACCAAGTCTGGAGCAAAGATATAGTTTTGACCAACAGAAGATATACCAATAGAAGCAAATCTATTATAAGGATCTATTATTAAAATCTGCGGAAGTTGTGCTTCAGGTCTTAACGTTTTATCTGCAGAGTATTCAAAACCAATGTCTTGAATATCAACTTTAGTGACCTTACCAATATCAAAACCTGCAGGGACAAGAATAGCATCTGTTCCTAATCCACTATTAATTTTTGAGATGTTTGGTAAAGAATGATAGTTTCTACCTCCAGAAACCATAGAAACTTCTGCAATTGAACCATAAGCAGTTGTAGAGTTTGTGCTATAAAATAATTCACCATCAGTAGGAAGATATTGATCTTCTGAAGGAGCACTGTAAATACTAAATGAGAACGTAGTAGATCCAATTCCACTTATATAATTTTGCTGCGTAAGGACATTGTTTACTACAACTAATTCATTGTAGTTTTTGATATTATCTGAATCAGAAGTAATTTCTTTCTTAACTGCAGTGTTAAGAGTCAGATTGATTGGAACTGCTCCATAATATAAAACCTGCGGGAGATTTTCTGTAACCTTAATAGTTAGTTTTGCAAGGGTACTTAATCCAACAGAACCACTCTTAGTTACTTCAAAGTTTTCGGTAGCAGAAGAAGAATAGAATTGATTTTTAAGTTCTCTGTCCGAGAAAATTCCAAAGTCAAATGCTGAGTAAGATATTGAATTATTTGTAAATGAAAGAGAAGAATCAGAAAGGTCAAACTCTAAAGTTTTATTTCTTTCTAAAATCAATGGTGGATTTATTTTTGAAATCGTTCCAGAAGAAGTTCCTGTAATATTGACAAAAATTGGAGATATCTTCAGTACATCTGTTATACTTTTACATAACTTAATTTTGTCATTGCTTACAACAAAAACATAGTAGATTTCATTGTCTACAAGACCTGTAGCAGGAGTTGTAGAAGTATGAATTACTTTCTGCCCTCTAGACAAATTGTGATTCGCAATTGTTATAATATCAGTTGCAGTATCAACATCAGAAGCAGTAAAACTTCTAGGATCAATTACGAGTCTTCTGTGATAATCATTATATGCTACAGAAATAGTAGTTGTAATACCTGGAAGGACATTTAAAGACACATAATCATTAAATTGAAGACCGTGAGTTGAACCGGTGGTTACGGTTGCACTGATCTTATTAACAGTAGCAGTTAAGATATTCTCTGGATTTGTTTTTAAACTATGCTTCTCTCCAGTTCCAATACCGGTGAAGAATAATGTATTAACATAAACTGAACTGTTGATACCAACAAAAGAACCAGTTGTACCAATACCAATTTTCGCAGTTGCAATTCCAATCAGATCATTAGATATTTTTCCTGCATATACTGTCTGACCATTTGTAAGACTGAAGATATCAATACCATCAGTGGATACACCGATAGAGTTTCCACTATTATTAAAATATGTTAAAGTATCTCCAGTTGTTAATTTGTGGTCTGGAAGATAAAATGCTTTAGTTGGAATGTTAATATTTGAGATTCCAGCGCCAGGATTAGCAAAAACTAAAGTTGAACCAATTCCAACTCCAGCAACCGTTCCTAAGCCAACGGTTTCTTGTGGATCGAAATATAATTCTCTGCTATAATCAAACTTTGATTTATTGTCAACTAAGTAAATACCAGTTATTAACTTTCTTGGTTTTTCTTCTAGTAATGAAGAAGCAGTATGTGCGGAACCAACAGTTCCATCATATGCTCTTTCAACACGTATTCTAGATGATAACTTATCTACATTTAAGATTCTAACTTTTTCTGTACCAATTCCCAGAACATCATTTTCTCTAAATCTTGGGAATGAAAGATCACCAGTTACATCAAAGTATGTCACTATTCCTGTAGAAGAAGTAGATTCAACATCTAGAGCAAGATTTAATGACTCTGTATGAATTCCTACCAGGAAAAATCTATCTTCAATATTAGTTGATGATGTAGATACACCAGACAAAGATATTTTATCAAAGTTGGATAACCCATGAGGTGCAGTTGCAAAACCAATAAAACCGATTTGATTGGTCGATGGGAAAAACTCTACATTTGATACAGTAGACTTTGCAATACTTATATTATTGATTCTCTGTCCAGCTATTTGAGATACCACTGCATTTGCGTCATATCCACCGGTATCTTGATTGTCAAATATAACTTTATCATTTACTTGGTAATTCTGACCACCACTGTTGATGCCAACAAATAAAACCTTACCCTTTGTAGTGTTTTCTACAATAGTGTTCTGCTTTTGAATTTTATTGGAATCAACAACAAAATCATACTCAGTATTTGGATTCAATACACCATATGGAGTAGTATTTCTGGACAGATTGGTTTCATTTAAATTAATATCATCTTGGTTTGACTTGTTATCATAGTTGTATGGGATAGGAGATGATTTATATTTGTCTCCAATAAAATATGGGAACTCTGGTTTTCTATAATTCTTAAACTGTCCACTAGACTCTATAGCATTTATATTGATTGTAGTAAAATACGCATAAACACCGTTAGGAAATTCTGGAGTCTTGCAAAATCTTCCATTATATTCATCAAGGTCCCCAGAACCATCATAAACATAATCATTAGTAAAGAATCCGTCGATATAGGTTACATTACCATTGGAGTCTAATGGATTTGGTCTATCAGTAGATGGCGATAATGTATATCCAGATTTTAGTAGTCTTGGAGTTCCTCCAGTTATCGTGCTATATCCATAAGGTCCATAGATTGGATTGCCATCATATGCATATCCAATAATTGGAGAGTGACTGTCTGATAATACTTCTTTTCCATTCTGAAGTCTAAGGTCGGTGATAAACGTTTCTTGACCGTTTACAATTTTGGTTCCTAAAATAGACCTTCTCAGTTTTCTTGGTGAATATATGTGAGTATATTGAAGTCCATAAGAAGAATTTGCTCCCTCAAAGATTACACCATCATCTTCAGATAGTTTATTATTGGAAATAAGTCTATCAAAAATATTAATATTCCATACTTTTGGATTAAATCCAAACTGTGCATTCTTTCCAGCACTAATTACTTTAATTGTAGTATCTTTTTCTAAGTATGATCTGCCACCAGCAATTACTTTAACTTCCGTTATAACTCCACCGGAAATTACAGGAGTAAGAATTGCACCATTTCCAGTTCCACTTACTTCTAAAATTGGAGGAGCATTGTATGAACTACCAGAATTAAAGATTAATACTTGAGTAATCTTTCCATCGTTGACAATTGCTTTTAGTTGAGCACCAGAACCACTATCCAAACTGAACGTTGGTTGTTTATTGTAATTTAAGATTTCAGAGGAACCATAACCAACACCACCATCTTCAACAAATACAGACTTAACTTCTCCTCTAAAGATAGGTTGAATCTCAGCGTTAAAGTTTTGTCCAGTGAGAGTAGATACTCCAATCTCACCTTTTACTTCTACTGTAATTGAAGGGTAGTTGAAAGATTGTGTTCCAGAACCAGAAGAAGTAAAGTTAATGTACTCTGCATTTGCATAGTAAAATTCTGGTGCAGTTGAACCAACACCAACTTGAGAAAGTCTTACACTATTATTATCAATATTAGTTACATAATAAGACCCATCAGTAAGTCCACCAATTGCAGTAGTTCCTGAAGTATACCTGATTAACTCACCACTCCTATAACCATGAGATTTTAATGTGATTATATTAGATGAAGTATCAACACCAACAGATGTTACTGTGGTTTTTCTATTCTTATATCCACTACCTGGATTAACTACTGAAATAGAAGAAATAATACTCTTCTGATTTGCACATCTGAAAGAATGATTTCCTGCGCCATACCCAGTAAGATCAATTACGTTCGACACAGAAATTGCATCATCATAATTCTTATGAAGATTCACGGTATATGCGTCCTGAACAGATGCATAGTATTGTGCATCTGTAGACAATCCACCAACTGCAGTCTGTCCATCAGTTTTGTAGATTACTAACTCACCATCTCTAAATTTGTGAAATGATGAGAATTTAATAGTGTTGTTTGTTAAATTAACTAATCCAGCATCTTGAATAGAGTTAAAACTAACTGAATGTGAAATAGACTTAAGAATTGGTTTTGCAACCGCACCTTTACCACTTCCGCCACTAATTGTAACTATAGGATTTGAAACATAATCAAAACCAGGGTCTATAATGTTAATTCCATCCAAAGAACCTTCTATGCCACAGAAAGCAGAAAGACCTGCTCCTACGTCTCCTGTGGTCTGTAGAATGGGTGGATTGACTATATCATAATCCTCACCGTTTGAAAGGATATCGACAGTCTGAATTGCACCGTAGAAAATAGAGTCTCTAGACTTATAGTTTAAAATCTCTACACCATTAACAAGAATACCCGTAGTTCCTGGAAGTGTTGTATGCTCTACACTATCAGTTACTGGATCTTGAATTTTTCTAATAAGTTTTTGAGTTTCTAACTCTTGATAAGCAAAATCAGTGTATCTTAAGATACTATTGGTCACCGTTCCAATAAGAGTTATATAAATGCCACTACTAATATTTGCTCTACTATTAGACAATCTAATAGTACTATTATCAATTCTTTTGACGAAATATACTCCTTCATCTATATTAAGAGTATTAGTAGAACTTTCTGGAATATAGGTTACTGAATCGCCAGTTTGAAATCCGTGGTTTGCAAATGTAATATCTAAACCATTAAATGTTCCAGAGAACTTTACAGATCTATCAGTGATATCAAGGGGTTCATTCAGATAACTTGGGATAGATGAAGATGTAATATATAAGGATTCCTTATCAGAGTAAACATTCTGAACGTTTGTGGAGTAGATGTCAGAAGTTGGATATACACTAGAGTCAGCCTTTGATATTAGTTTCTGAATATTTTGTACTGTTTGTGGTTGAATTTGTCCTTGGCCACCAACAATAATACTATTTTTGTTTAAAATGGAAATGACATTTGTTTCCTTTGTAGTTCCATCATTAAAAATTACATTTGCAGAATTGCCAATAGAAAACCCATGCTCATCAATTGTGTTGATTCTGTATTTGAAGTTTACATTATCTACAACTGATACCGAATCTACAGTATACTTTGTTGCAATATTAAAGAACCAATCATTTCCGAAAGAAGAACTTAAAGTAATACCTAAATTCTTATTTTGTATTACGTCTCCTGGTTGGTAATAATAAGGATTCGCGTAAAAATCTAAGTCAGAGATAACTCCAGTAACTCTAACTTTAACTTTTGAATCTTTATCATTCGGATCTGTCAATACATATGCAAATGCATCAACTCTCACATTCTGCTTTGGTTCAATATCACGAGATATTCCACTACACTCATAAAATTGAGTTAGTGATTTTGACTTATATTCAATCTCAATAACATCGGTATCAGAGTAATTAACAATTAAAGTTCCCGATGAAGGAAATCCAACAGTAGAATCTACATCAATAGTAGTGTCTCCTACCAATGTCTTCGTAATTACTTTAGTGTTTGCATGAATAGAGAACTTACCAAAGATAGAACCTTCAACATCAATGTCTTTGTCATAATCATAATCTAAACTTATGACATAATATGTTTTGCCGTCTCTTACAATTTCCTCAACTTTATTAATAGAACCACTTGCAGCAGGATATTCACTAGTTTCATCCTGGAAAAGAGTTCTATTTTCTAAATCATCTACACTACCTTCTAATAATTCTACAACAAGGTCTCTAGAAACTCTATATTCTGCAGCCGAAGGAATAAAAAGATAGTCTCTCGGTTTGATGACTTCTACGTCTTCGCCATAAAGTGCTCTGAATAAAATTTCAAAAGATTGGTCTGCACCCTTTGAAGTATAAAAGTCGTTAGATTGCTTGAGAAAGATTCTTTCATTGAGACCAGTATATAACTCTCTATTTTCAAATCCTGGAGTTATTTGCTTTTTAACTTTAGTGAAGAACTGCTTTAAGAAAAGTACACTTAAATTAGTTACAGTGCTTCCAGATATGTGTTGATCAATATCGGTATCTTCAAATACTAACTCGTCAGGAGTGTTCGATCCTTGGTATGAAGTGACACCACTAAATCCACGAATACATCCAGTAAATGTGGTGGAAGTGATTCCAGTATATGTAATAATTTCAGAACCAATCTTAATCAATCCATAGGACTTTGGAAATCCATAAGTTGATTTAACGGTAATTGTGTCATCAATAAAAGATACATCAGCACCCAAGGTCGTTGAATCAACAATGTTTGTTAAATTATCTACCTTTACATACTGATCGATATTCTGTAGAATATCTAAAGTTGAACCTTGACCCTCTAAAGAAAGGTAATATTGTGATAAAAACTCACTTACAAGAGGAAATTCTTCTCTTACAAACTCAGGAAGTTGATTTGCAACGATTGCACTAATCTTGATTCTAGTTTCTATCATTTCTTATGAACGTACTAAATTTCCGTTTGTGTAGCTTGAGGTCGTTATATACGTAGTTCCTGATGGATCTGCGCCAGAAGAAACTTCATCGCTTAACATATTTAACACACTATTGCTAGTGTCTAACTGAAGATATAGATCTTGCAACCCAATCACATCATTAGACCTTGGACAAGCAGAGATTTCAATAACTGGTTGTCTCTGCGTCGTTTTAGAAGTTGAAACAATATTAATATTATCTAATAGTATTTCTCCCTTTTCATAATCAATCGTTCCTACAGATCTTCTCACAACCGCTGGTTGAGTTGGAGATTCAAGTTTGAATAAAAACACTTCTCCAGTGGATTGATTATCATTCGGAGTGTCACCAAGATATACAACATCATCAATTCCAAACACTCTAAATCCAGAGGTTTTAATATTATATCCGTCAAGTCTCTTTATATAGAACTCATTTCCAAAACAAATTTCGTAGTTTGCTATACGATTTAATTTTGCTCTTAAGTCTCTTCTGATTTGTACTTTAGTAATGTTTGATGTAATAGATTCATGACTATTATCAATAATGTTCTGGAATCTACTATACTTAAACCTTGCACCGTACTTATTCAGTTCAATTGAGTTGGAGTAATTACCAACATTAGTAGAAACAATAGACTTAACAAAGTCTGGTCCTGGTGCTAGATTCTGGTTGTAGTAGATAGAAGAATCAACTTCAACATACAAATACTTAAGGTCTAGTATTTCTGGAACAATACCAGCGACACTATATCTTCTTAAAATATTTTTTAAATTATCTTTAATCGAGTTAGGTAAGAATGGACCAAAGTATGGTTTGATTGTAATGAAAACCTTTCCATATTGTGGAGGTGTTAAGTCTTCTCCGCCAAATACAGAAACAGATTGTGTCTCTGGATAAATTTTTGGAATTAATGCTTCATAATCTGCAGCAGTGACTGCTCTGTTTTGTGATGCATAAATTCTAGTTGCATAATTTTTAACAGAATCAACAGACTCAATTTCTTTTCCACTTTCAGATGCACTAATAGTAGTAATTAATGAAATGCCATCCGCAACAGAGACACCGTTATTATCTGCAAGTATTCCAGTAAAACTAAAGTTTGATAAACCGTTCGCTGCTTCACCTGATGTTCTAATATATGAAACTTCAATATAATTCAACTCTTCAAGTTTCTCACCAAAAATACCATCACCAAAAATTAATTCATATCTTTGATCTTCAATCTCTTGAATAAAGTAAACTCTTGAATCTGCAGTAATATCAAAAAGACTGTCTGATAATAAAAACTTTCTACTAGTTGTACTTGACTCTGTACTTCTAACTAAAACACTTAAAGTAGAAGTATCAATATTAGAATTGTTTAAAATATATTTCTGTGGTGGTGCAGGATTTTCTGGTTCTACAGTAAAGTTATCAACTAAAAATTCTCCTTCAAATATTTGAATACTATCGAAAGTTGCTGTCTTATTGACCACAGGAACAGTGATATCTTCTGGTATGGCAAATGTATAACTATCTCCTCCAAACGCGCTTGTAGAAGCAACTATACCCTTCTTAAGGGTGATTGCGGTTGGATTGGTAGCAAAGTCTGTAGTATCAACAGAAAAGGTAACTAAAGATCTTGATGCTGTTCTTGATCTTGGTACATATCCAATATTACGTGCTAATGAAACAACATTCTCTCTTAATGTTGCACTATCAATAAAAACCTCATTGCTAACCATGTTAGCATTATATGAGGAAATATATGTATTATAGGCTAATACATCAACTATCGTTGAAAGGTTAGAACCTTCAAAATCATAGTCAGTAAAGTTTGAGTTTGATCGAAGATAACTCTTAATAGATGTTTTTATCTGATCAAAGTCTAGATTTGTGAAATTAACTAATGGCATTATCGTGTCTGCTGTAATGCGAATGATAACTGTTGCTGTAAGGCATCAACCCCTACAATATTATAACTAATCGTCACATTAAATTCATTGTTGTCATAGTTTGGTGCCACGACTACATTAATCAATTCAACCCTTGGTTCAAAATTATTAATAGTATTTCTAATTTCATCCTCGATTAGAGATGCAGAAATACTATCAATGTTTTCAAATAGCGATCTTGATACTCTAGAACCAAGGTCTTCATTAAAAAATCTTTCTCCTGGAAGGGTAAATACCAGATTTCTTACTGATCTTGCGATTGCAGTCTCATTTTTGATTGCAAGAAGATCATTAGACAGTGGATTTGCTTGAAAAGCACTCCCAATATCCTTAAAACCTTTACTTACCCGCTGGACAGGCATAATACAAGTATAAACGTATCTTTATTTATCAGTCTTGTAGGAAAGTTTTGTCATCAATTTCTTCATAATCTACCTCTCTTAGATCTTTTTCTTTCTTCACCGTCCATCGATCATAGGTATTTCCATAATCGGTGATTAATGATTCAGTTCCATACTCATTTTTCATGAAATCTTGATCTCTATCAACTCTAGAATTACCCATTTTGCTCCTCATCAGTGTTTTTTTCTAAATTTTGACGTTCTTTTGAAGTTTTCCAAAAATATTCGTCCTCCCGACCCATTCCAAGACGGTCAAAACCATTCTCAACCTGATAATATTGGGTAGAAACCTTAAAATCAGGCATTTTTGGTTCAACAGGGGTCAGACTGTTATCATAGATACGCATTCTATTGTTTGGATAGAGTGCATATTGTCCATTTTCAAGTTCAATTAGGTTATGAGACTTATGTTCGGCAGGATTTTCGCTTGTAGCATAGTCAACATAATCTGGATCGTGATGATAATTATCAATAGTACATACATAAGTGCCTTTTACATTACCATAGTCCCTGGTATAAACCTCAAAGTCCATACTACCGATGAACTTCTTATCAATATTAACTACACCATAGTCCATACAATTCCAGAATTGTAGGTTGGGTAGATTCATATCAGGTGAAGGTGTCTCAGGATCGGTTACAAAGGCACTAATAGGTAGCTTATCATACATTGCAGCATACTCTGGTAAATATGTTTCAAAATAAAAAGCACGTCCAGGAATCGATTTACACGATACCCAAACGCCCTTTACAAATTCACCATGACCACTTTGATGGTCAGTAAGATATTCTTTTCTTACCCATACTTCAACAGATGGTAAGTTAGTGATTAAACAAGACATTCATAACTGCTTTCGCTATTCTTATTTACCTTGCCCACGATAACGCTTCTTTGCTTTATTACGAGAGGACGCAGAAAGTAATGTATTTTGTGAATTACCTTGACGAGTTTTTTTGGGTTTTCCGGGAATATAATTACCGTTTTTTATCATTGCCATAAGTCAATTACCTCAATTTCAAATTGGTTTGGGTTGTTGTTTTCGTCAGTAGTATTATAATACTTCTGAGCATATTCGTCGAGAATCTCAGCACATTTTTCAGCACTCAGATTCTGATGTATCTTACGTCCATTACATAAGATATTATACATGATTAGATAACACGAGTTTTTTCGTGACCAACGCGAATCCGAGGATCGCACCAAATATCAAATCCCTTTTCAATTGCATCAAGACAGAATGAGACATCTTCTCCACACATGTCTTGTACTGCACCAGACTCAAAGACTTGCATCTTCGGTGCAAACCAAGGATACTCAAGATTCTCAAAGACTCCCTTCTTAATGAGCACCCACCCAAAACCTGTGTAATCTACAGTGAATGGCTTACGCCGCTTCTGAATTGAGTCCACAGTCTCGTGGTTCATAACTCCACCATTCTTACGGAAATCATCTTCTTCTAACCAATGTGCAACAGATGTCGTATGTCCATCCTCTGTTGCATACCATCCACCAACAATTTCTTTCTCCTCACCTTCAGCATTTAATGCTAAATCACACAACTGCCAAAACTTATTAGTGTCAAATACAATATCACTATCAATCCATAACTGATAATCATATGTTAGTTTTCCATCCCATGGAATTTGATTCGGACCACGTAGTACATTTGCTCCAAGTACCTTACAACGTGCAAAGTTAACCATTGATGAATAATCTTGACTAATCTGAATACCCATACCATTCTGTACCATATCAAAGCACAGTTGTACAAAGTTCTTCAGAAATACAAACGAACACCCACGTCCAGGTAAACAAAATACAATCTGTTTACCTCGCATCCTTTCCTTAATAGCAGCAATATCCCACTCTTCTTCTTTCTTCTTCGGTGCTGCTGCTTTTACTGTAAATCCTTTTGCCATAAGTCTTAAAAAACTCAATTCAATTATACTGTGTTATCTATCCGTTGTCAATGACTAGTGTCTACTGTTGATGTTCGGTTAACTTCACATACTTCATAACTAATATCCTCTTCTGTATAGTCAGTCTTCATAAGACCTACCATACCCTTTAATGCTATCCATATATCCTTAAACTCATTCTCTGTAAGATTATTGTATATACATTCTTCCTTTGCGTAGATGTGATATATTTTTTCCTTTTTCATAGATTTTTTATGGGGAAAATTTTTTTTTATATAGCGAACCTTTGCAGCGTTTTTATATTCGCCGGAATTTTTTTTTTGAATGTGATATAGAGAGGTCGATTTGTCACCTCTGTAGGTTAGGGACTTATGCGATTTTTATAACGCCCCCCCGTTACGCGCCCCGCACGTTAACACATAAGGGCACAATAACTGCCGAATACGCATACTGCCATTATAGCAAATAAGGGGACAATGTGTCAACAACTGTCCCCCCACTAAGTATCACTTAACTCACACTATTAGACACCGAAGTAGCAATCAGAATTAATCTCGACGATGTTTACTTTAGGGTCTCTGTAGTTAACACCATCGGGCGTCGATACGTCATTGAAGGAACAACCCTCGAGAGCATCTACGAAATTCTCATAACTACCTGCCGAACGTGCCAGGTCATAAAGACCCTCATCGTTCCCGATCCAGAGGGCAACGTTCCAGGTCTCATAGTTCGTCCAACCGTTGTAGGTGGTATCGGTGAGGTCTGTCTGAAAAGCGGAGACTGTCATGAGTGAATTGAGTGATTACGCTATTAGGACACTTTAAAGGTGAGTAACTTAAAAGGAGAATAAGTACCCCCCTTAAGTATCAACGACGATCTAATGCAGCTGCCTTACGGTCTGCTTTAATCTGTGCAGCGTAACGACGCTTAACCTTTGAAAGATTTGATACCATCTCTTTACCAATACCGCAGACTGGGGTCATTGTTTGTTCACGTCCCCCGCCTGTTGTTGTTGCTTTGGTGGTAGAATCTCCCGTCTTAACTGTACCCAATGCGCGACCTGAAACCATCCCCATCGGCAACTTAGACCAGGTTTCTCCCTTACGGGGTCCACGAGTCTTAAGTTTCTTGATAGTAACTGTTTTGCCACTATCTTGCAGACTGTCAATGATGTGAGTCAATTGAGTGACTGAATTCATTGGGGCGGTTTGCTGCTTACACTATAAGGACACTTTAAAGGTGAGTAACTTTAATTCCTATACAATCACCATTTGTCTGGAGTACTTAAACTTTCCACATAAGCATCACACCTCTCAGAACCTTCAAGTTCGAACAACCTTTCCCAGTTGATATTGTTGGGATCAAAATCTCCCAGTGCCTCAATATTCAAGGTGATTCGATAACGTTGCTTCTGTGCTTGTTGATAGATAGCAGGCATGTTTCTCCGAGTGGTGTGAAGACTTAATCAGTGTAGAATGAGCGTGGCTATATGTCAACCTCATAACCGTTATTTATGAGGGATGCTTATGTTTTTTGAGTGTCAAGTCCCCAAAAAACTTATGTGCGGGTGCTTGACATTTCTGCGCGGTTGTGATAGAGTGCTTGCTTAGATCACAAGGACTGGGGACATTTAATTAATCATAAGTACAAGGACTATGAGACATTAAAACACACACTTTTCCACAGAAATACACCTTAATACACACATTATATAATACTTTTCCACAAGGGTGTGGAGAACTCATATACATTTAAAATAACATTTAATTATATAAAAAAGACTAATCTTTATGTATAATAGCATAAAAGGGGTGATTTTACCCCCTTTATGTGTTATTCAGTTATATGAACTAAGTGATCAATAGAGTGATTCAATTGCCTCCAGAATGAGAAGAATATCATTACCATTCTCAGCAGATTCAAGAGCAAGGAAGAGATCAGACTTAGACATGAAAAAGTGTTAGTTAGAGTTTGTAATTAGTGAGTTTTAAGTCATCACCAGGACTCGGTTAATACTAGGTCTTACGCTGAATACTGTGCTGCCTAGTTGTTAGTTAATGATCATGCAAAGATGAAACCATTTGTGAAATCATATGTATTGAAGACTTTACTTTGTCCTGCCATTCCTACAAACTTATCAACATACCACTGAAAGTTCTTTTGATAAACACACTCTCCATCAACACAGAAGTAGTTACATAGTGCATTCAATCTAGACTTAGTTGTAGTTGATTGATAACCTCCATCAAAGATAGTCATCGAATCATCATCAATAGTTGCAATTTGATTGCCATGAAGATAAACGAAACTTACACCCTCAATTGTAATGACTTGAGTGTTACCAGATTTCCAATCAAGATTAGACTGGATTGCTTGGCACATTTCGGTTTCAATTTTACGCATGATTTGAGAGTTTTAGAAGAAGATTGGTGTGAGTTTATCACCAGCAGTAGAGTTGCCAACTGACTCACTTAGGAGTGGTGATTGGGTGTCCTGTGCCCCTCACACTATTGAAACACTTTAAAGGTGAGTAACTTTTAATCTAACCTAAATCACATGCCATTCATGAACTCGTGTAACTCTTCTAAGTATTGCTCTTCAGTCTCAAATGAACGTCCATAAATCACACACGGAAATGTATGCTTTTGAAACATAGTTGAAGTAACTTCACAGTCTTGTTTGTCATAACCCATTTCAATAAGAGTGTTTACATAAGGATTGGAAGTAGTCATAGGTTTGTAGATAGAAAGATTAGAAAGTTGTGTGAGAGAGTCGTTAAACAGATCAAGCATTTGTTGCTTCAGAATATACATCATAAAACATATCAAATGCCATCAAATCATGCACAAATGAATTCATGTTTGATTGATCAGCAACCCAATCATATGCCATATCTAAATCAGCACCGGTTTCTAATACAAACGATTGTAAACCTTCGAGTGCAGATAGAAACGCAGGATCATAGGCGATCTGTCCGCTGATTGGTTTGGTCTGTTGATTAGTGTTCTTCATACTACTAAGACACTTTCGAGGTGAGTAACTTTTAATCCTATACTAATTCTTGCTGATACGACATTAGATTCTCTTCTGTAATCTCATCCACACTCTCTTGAATCACCTGATAGATGTAATCATTGTTTCCTACATCATCAAAGATACGTGCAACAAGTGCAGGATCATTTACCTCACTATCATAATCAATCTCACCATTTTTATCCTTCAAATGACAATCATTCTTGGTATAGATCCATGCGGCACATTCTGCATCCTCTCCCTGTTCTTTGATCATAGATGATACTCTGTCTTGAAGTTGCTTGAGAGTGTAGTTCATGATTTGAGTGAGTGAGTGTTAGTTAGTCTCTTCAGTAAATGAAACTAATCAACCACAACATGCCATCGGAGAATATTCTTCGCGAGGCATCTTATCAGTATTGTAACCAGTCACCTCAGAACCATTAGCAATACGAGAATGCCAATCATACTTTGCTTCGATAGCAAGAATTGTGCTGTATGATTTCATACCATTAACACGGAAAGTAACGCGACGAATGAAACGACGAACAGTGACTTTCATGCCTTTCTTTTCACAAGACTCAGCAATGAATGCCTCAGGGAAGTAATCAACGATCGTGGTGCTGTTGGTGACTTGCATAACGTTGAACGGACGACTACACTATAAGAACAGTTTAGAGGTGAGTAACTTTTAAAATGCCAAACATGCCCAACGATCTAATTTTGTGCCATAATACTTGTTGATAGTTTGAGTTACAACTTCATTGCACTCACTATCACAAAAACCCCATTCTTGATGTGCTTGTAGATAACGATACATTACACTTTGAGCATTGATTGCATCATCATTATCAGCAAGAAGTAAAGTGAAAAAACTATTCACCTTATCAATTACATCATCAGGAGTATCAATGTAACATTCCCATTCGCTACGCTTCAGTGTGATTGTTTTCATTGAATTAGAAATAGTCATGAAGAATAAACTTAGAATCTTATATGTTAATCAACCTCCAAACATTTCATCAAACAATGGTGTCTCACGATTCTCACGATCATACATTTCATTAACCAACCAAATGTTTTGTTTGATCCATGCAATTTCGTTTTCTTTCTTGGTAAGCATCTCACGAAGATCGTAGAGTTGCTTATTACGTTCGGTGATTGTCATTGCTTTAGTTGTGCTCATACAACTATGACAGTTTAGAGGTGAGTAACTTTTAATCCTTAAACTTTTCCATTATCATAGCAATAACTACGAAAACAGAGATAGGTATAGCAACATACCAATACTCAATAAGTAACCAAAGCATGAAAATAAACCCTATCACTATAATCAAACCTATGGCATTTCCTGCATCACTAATAGCAGAACTTCCACGCGGTTCATTATAAGATCTTTCGCATTGTACTATACAACCAGGGTTTCTACGTTGCACCATACAAATTGCATCATGTGCCGTCAATGCTTCTACTGTTTCAACATATTGCTGAAACATATCAGTTTGACCAACTTTAGGATATACTCTAATGTCGTAAATCATAACTAATCCTCATAGTGTTTTTCATGCTGGTGTTACACTCCATTCATCTGTAGGAACCATCGTTTTGATGACATGTTCAACATTTTCGATTCCATAAACTACAACTTTCTGAGTTGAAATGTAACCACTTTTCTTCTCACGTTTCCATGAAACAACCCATCGATCACAAGATACTTTCATACCCAATTCTCCATAAATTCGTCAAGTGTGTAACCTTCGCCAGTTGATGTTTCTTCAATCAATTGTTCGATTGTAAGTTCTTCCATCTTCAAACGATACTCCTCTGGTGTGTCATCATTAGGATCATAATCATCATGACAAAGATACTCCCATTCACGAACAAGTGCATCAATTAGTTGCTCTTTAGTATAATCCATAATCAGGCACCCTGATAGTATGAATTGCGATAAAGATAACCACCCGCCCAATCACAATTCTCCAACATAAACTCACGTTCTTGAATGATTAGCAGATTGAAGCGTACTCCTTTAGCAGGTGCTTTGTATGATGCTGCTTTGTAAACTTCACCAGTCTTCTTATCAATGAAGGCATGAACTGATTCAGTCTCACCATTGACACATTGCATCACTTTGTGATACTTACGACCAGAGATGAGTACATAAGAATAGTTCTTACCATTAGGATGTGAACGCTGATGACTTTGCTGAAGAGCATCACACAGCATCAGAGCATACTTAGTGACATTCAATTGAATGGTGTTCTGAGCATCTTTTTGGGCAACGTAGTCTGTGAATGTGGTGGTCATAATGTTTGGATGCTTATACTATAAGGACAGTTTAAAGGTGAGTAACTTTAATTTACCACGTTTTTGCCATCAAAAAATTCGCACGACTGAACTCTTTACGGTCAACAACCTTGAAGATGCCATATTGATTGCTGATAACATAACCTTCATGCAGACTATAAGTATCACCAATCATACAGGTAATGTCATCGGTTTCATTGGTGAACCAGAACAAATCGTCCTTGATAGTTGCAACCAACTTCCACAATCGCATCACATTGATATCAATATCAAATTTTTCTGCAATTTCATTTTCGTCAATATCATTCTCAGCACGGATACAATCATTGATATGTTTTTTGACCTTTGCAGCAGTTTTATCATTCAAAAAAGAACCATGACACAAAGTTGCCATTTGTTTGGCAAAATTGCAAACGTCCTTCAAATCTTCACGATAAGGGTTCAATGAAACTTCTGGTTTTACAAAGAAACATTTATAGGTACTTTTGGGACAAAGTATCATAGGTGATGAAACTGCATTACGAAGGTCATCATCTGCCACATAGATTGTATGAGGTGCAATGATAATATCTTCTGCAATTATTTCAGGAAAGATGTAAGTGATCGTGTTGGGACGATAAGTAAGGCTACCACCATAACCAATGAAATCACCTTGAAAGATAGAATCTGTGCGAGGCAAACAATCAAAGCAAGCATGAAGAATACGCGCAACTTTACCCTGATGGTTTTTGTCAATTTCTTCATGAGAATGATTGATTTTGATTTTTACTTTGTTGAAAACAGATTTAGTGCCAACAAAAAATGTATTGGTTGCAGGATCTGTACCCCAAACAATAGCAGGAGCACCATCCATTTTAGTGCTGATGAAACTATCAGGTTCAGAAAACCAATCAAGAACCGAAAGATCTCCAGTCAGGATAGAATCTTCAGGATGTTGTAGGTGGGTGTTCTTCATACTACTGAAACAGTTTAGAGGTGAGTAATTTTTACATGAGCATAAAAAAGGAGGGTGATAATACCCTCCTCATAATATCACCGATCAATAGCAGAATAATATGCTTTGTCGGTGATAACATTAAACAGAAAAGAAAGATCCTCTCCTAGTTTTTTAATTTCGTAATTATGAATACGGAGACGTGCTTTTAAATCTAAGAACAAAAGATCAAAGGTAGCATCATAGTCCTCACGTTCCATAATTACGGTGGGACGAGTCATAAAAGAATCGTGTGTTTACACTACAGATACACTTTGATGGTGAGTAACTTTAACTGAAGAAAGATTCCACTCCTACAGGTTCACCAAATCCATAATCATATTCTAGTGCATTAGTACAAACGTAGTGAGGGTGATCAACTGGAACACCAATTCTTTTACACAACTCAGCGTGATTATCTTCCATAAGTTCTACTGCAAACAGCATATTATCATTGATATGTGTTAAGTCATGATACTTCAATAATTCTGTTTGCAGTGCCAATAGGAAGTTCCCTGACCCCGCAGAATTATCAAGAAAAGTAGACTTAGGATCTTTTAGCGTAGATTTAGAGATCTCTGATACCATTTCAACACAAAGTTCAGCAGGAGTGAATACTTCACCTGTCTCATCAATTCTATCATCGGTCCTTTCAATGTCCGACCCTGTAGTAGAGTTGTGCTGATTCTTTTTAGAAGTATCGTCTTTTCTAAACATAAAAATTTGGAATAAAGTTGTTGATATATTCTCTGTCTTCTTGTGAAATGTTGTAATAGTCAAATACAGAATCGTCGTCCCATTGTTGATTCAATGGCGGCATAGGTACACAGTCAAGGTATCTTTTAATATACAAATGTTGGGAAACTTTGTTGATAGACAAAGCAAACCTTGCAAACTTAGTCTTTAGATAAGAGACCATATTTGCTCTCTCTTCAGAACTATTCAGAAGAAAACAACGTGCTCCTTTCTTGTAACCATAAAGATCACTTCTCTCATAAAAGAATGTCCAGAAGTCATCTTTACAAGTCTTAGTCTTATCTTTTGCTCTACCATCTCCACAAATTTCAGGTGCCTTCAGTGTGCAATCTGTTGCACGATCTTCCAACTTAGCAACATGCTGATAAACATTACTAGAAACAGCAAGTTCTTTGATATTGTTGACAATATCCCAATGCTTTTCTGTTGGTTCCCAATATCCAGTGGGAAGGTCATCTAGACTATCAATATAATACTTATTGCCAGTGAAATCATACTCAACTTCAATAGGCCCAACGTGGTTTTTTGCAGCATAAGTGATAACCAACGGTGCTGCAAATTGTGCAGGAGCAAAGACATGATTGCCATTGAAGAACTTCAACTTCTTGACCCTACCTTTTAGAGCATTCTTTACCTGTTTCTCAATATCTTTTGTGGTACGATACAACCAACCAGCAGGATGAATTAAACTCACATTGTCCGAATTATTAAGTGCCATGAGTAAGAACTCAAGGTGGATGTTTTTTAGATAAGGTGGATTACCAATGGTATGAGTAAAGTGCATATTGGTAAGAGATTCGCGGTCAGTAGTTACATTTATTCTATCATCAATCTGATTAATTGCATAGATGTGTCTGGAATCATTCTCCCAGATGGTAATATCTTCAGGAGCATATCCTTGGCGCTTGATTGCACACAAAGAGTGCAAACCTGAAGGGTCTCCAATGATAGAAAGTTTCATCAGATGAATAGTTCGTCAAACAATTCTACACTAAGTTGCTGCTGAGTCTTACCTGAGCATGACAGTTTATGAAGTGTCTTACACTCATCTTCGCTCATAGAGTGTCGAATATCGTCCGCTGCTTGAGTAATAGTGTGACTCAATGTTTTTGGATTGATAACATCCTCGTTGATTAATTGACGAAGAATCTCCTCACAATCCATAGTATCATGAATGTAATTCTCAGACTCAATTACGGTATAGATTGAGTTGACTTGCTCTCCACACTTAAGACAGTGGTAGATAACCAAGGGCACACGTTCTAGGATTGCCTTGATAGTCTCTTGCTTGGAATAAAGCATAGACTTCTCAGACTTCTCCGATTGATTCTCCTTCTTCTTGTTAGTTTTGCCATTAGCGTTGTTATCATTCAGAAGGACGGACTTAGCAACATTGCCATAACTTGCTTCAAGATTTACATCAAACTCAATGTTCTCCAAGTTCTTGAAATTCAGGCGATCTGCAATACCAGAGACCAAATTGATTGTGTTACCTACATCAGCAGCGAGAACTGCAACAACCTGATCCTGATTAAGAGTGGCAAACTCTTCATTCCACTCAAAAATAGCAGCGAAGTCAGTGTAAGTGTACTGAGTAAGTTCTGGATTAGATTCACATGCAGCAGCATAAGTTTGCCGAAGAGATTCAAGACAACGTTGCGGGCAAAAATCAATCACCTGCCAATCATGTGTGCCAGATCCTCCCCTGAACGCAAATTGTGTCCAGAATTCAATACTCTTACCCTCTTTACAATTGATAATGGTATCAATCTTCTTCGCAGTTACTCCGCGAACGTTAGCACTTTGAGTAATAATGCAGGAAGCAACATTCTCATTGATATGCTTGTTGATCATATCGGAATCAACTTTAGCACTGCCATGTGCAACTAGAGGAGCAAATCGTGTGCCCTTCATATACTCTGCAAATGCATCACATGCTTTTACAGATGACAGAGTAATATAAAGATGGGTTGCATCTTTTAGAAGACGATTGTTGCGATGAACATGGCGTTCCCCAACAAACATTCTACTTACAAACTCCTGGACAAGTGCAGGTTCCATGAAGTTACCTTCCTCATCAACATTGAAGAGATTCTTCATAGCATCGGGGTCATCTCCATAGACTGCCTGATACTGAGCAGATTCATACTTGGCAAGGAT